AGCCAACAACATCCTGGATTCCAGAATAGGTAGAAAATCATGCCAATCAAAAAAGTAGCTGGCGGCTATAAATGCCCAAAAACGGGCAAGATATACACTGGCTAAGATCGTAGGATAAGACATTGGCAGAGTACCAAGGCAAACAAGTCACACTAGACAAGCCCTTCAGGCTCCCAGCGGGTTCCTCTAAGAAGTTTGGTGTCTATGTGAAGGCTGGTGACAAGGTTAAGAAGGTTACCTTTGGTGATCCCAACATGGAAATCCGTAGGGATGATCCTGACGCCAGGGCTAACTTCAGGGCTAGGCACAATTGTGACACCCAAAAGGATAAGACATCGGCTGCTTACTGGTCATGTCGCATGTGGGAGAAAGGAACCTCCGTGTCTGAAGTAACAAAGCTAGAGGGTAAAATCCTCAAGGCTGATGATGAACAACGAATTGTGTATGGCTGGGCCTCAGTTATCTCCGAGAATGGGGAACCTGTAGTTGACCGCCAGGGTGACGTTATTGAAGCTGATGTCCTGGTTAAAGCTATCACTGATTTTATGGAGCATGTGCGGGTAGGCAAAGCTATGCACAAAGGGGACCAAGTTGGTACTATTATCCACTCGTTTCCTGTCACTAAAGAACTTGGTGATGCTCTCGGTATCCACTCTGATCGCGAGGGCTGGATTGTTGCCTATAAGGTATACGATGAAGGCGTTTGGGGTCAAGTCAAAAGTGGTGAGCTCTCAGCCTTTAGCATCGGCGGGCGGGCAGTTAAAGAGGACCTTTAGTGCAATCAAAGACGTGCACAGGCTGTAAGCAAGACAAACTACTGGACGAGTACCACGCATCTCGCGAAGGAAAGTTTGGGAGGAAGTCCAGGTGCAAAGACTGTTGTAGGCCCATTAATAAGGCCTCTAAAGACCGCAGACGGGAAGCCATAAAGGTTTACAATGCTGAGTACCGAGCTAGGAATAAGGCCAAGGCCTCGGCAGCAACTAAGAAGTGGGTACAAGAGAACTACTACCACGTACTGAGCTACAATGCACGAAGACGTTCAAAGATGTCGAAAGCTACTCTCCCAGGGTACGGGGAGGAACTATCCCACTACTACAAAGAATCGCGCCGCCTATCATTGGCTGGAGAGGCCCATCACGTGGACCATATAGTCCCTCTTAACGGGGATGGCGTGTGTGGGTTGCATGTACCCTGGAACTTACAAGTTCTTCCTGCAACCGTAAACATGTCAAAGGGTAACTCTTTTGACCAAGTGAAGGAGGATATCTAATGCCTACACTCCTTAAACAACTAGAGCTTGATGAACTGTCACTTGTTGACCGTCCTGCTAACGCAAAGGCAATGGTGTCCCTATTCAAGCGTGATAACTCTCAAACTGAGGACCATACTGTGGAACTGACCAAAGAGATGAAGGCTAAGCTTAAGCCTTACATGGATGACGGTATGTCAGAAGAAGAAGCTCAAAAGGCTCTCATCGCTGACGAAAAGAAGATGCAACAAGAGAATGCCCGAATGAAGAAGGCTCTGGAGGACAACGGTTTTGTTGTTACTGCCAAGACCATCAAGAAGGCTGAGCCTGTTGAGATGATTAAGGTAGAGGGCGTAGAGATTGCAAAGTCTGACATCCCCGCACCTGTACTAGAGGCACTGCAAAAGGCAGACCAAGAGCGTCAAGCTGTTGAACTCCGTAAGCGTGCTGATGCAGAGCTTCCTAACTTTGCCCCTGAGGCTGCTATGGAGTTGCTGAAGGCTGACCTTTCTGAAGAGGCTCTGGTTGCCCTGAAGGCTGCTGATGCTGCTCTCAAGTCTCTGACCGTAGAGAAGGGTGAAGCTGGCGAACAACAAGAATTTGCCAAGGCATCTGACAAGTTGGATGAACTGGTTAAAACCTACATGGAAGAGCACAAGCTGTCTAAGTCACAGTATGCCAAAGCCTATGCTGAAGTCGCTAAGACTGACGAAGGCAAAGCTCTTATCAACAAATCTTATGAGGAAAAGTAATCATGGCTACTATGACTTCTCGCGATACTCGCACTTTTGAGGCTGGTGGTGATCTGTCGGCTGACCAATTCAAGTTTGTAGCACTGGCTGCTGATGGTCAAGTTGACCTGTGTGGCGCTGGTGCTCAGGCTATCGGTGTTCTGTTGAACGATCCTGCTGCTGCTGGTCGCGCTGCTACTGTTGTTGTCTCTGGTGACGTAATGGTTAAGTGCGGTGGTACAGTTACCCGTGGTGGTGCTGTTGCTGTAGACGCTAATGGTTTGGCAGTAGACGCTACTACCGGCGATATCATCATGGGCTATGCTCGTGAAGCTGGTGTTGCTAGCCAAATCATCAACATTGAACTCATCCAGGGCGGCAACGCTTCAGCCTAAATAGAGGATATTAACTAATGCCTATCATGACTCCCTCGCAGGCGCATATTGACCGCCCGCTGACTAACTTAACCTTGGCTTATGCTCAGGATAACTCTAACTTCATCGCTGACAAGGTGTTCCCCCTCGTTGGTGTAAGCAAACAGTCGGACAAGTACTACATCTTCTCTCGTGAGAACATGAACCGTACTGGCGATGTGAAGAAGCTTGCCCCTCGCACCGAAGTTGAGCGTATCGGCCTTCAGTTGTCTAACAGCAACTACTTCGCTGAAGTGTATGGCATCGGTATGGACTTCGATGAGCAGACATTGGCTAACGCTGATGAGCAGTTGAACCTGCGTGCTCAGGGCTCTCAAACCTTGATCAACCGTATGATGATCCACCGTGAGGAGCTGTTCGCTTCTACCTTCTTCACCTCTGGTGTTTGGACATCTGGTGTAGCTGGTGTAGCTTCTTCTCCCTCTGCTGGTACCTCTGTCTATCACTGGTCTGATTACGCTAACGGCACTCCGCTGTTGGACGTTCAGACTGCCCGCCGCACTATGCAGCTGGTATCTGGTGGCTACAAGCCTAACACTATGGTTGTTGGTAAGGAAGTCCGCGATAAGCTGATTAACCACCCGACCATCTTGGCTCGCTTGAACGGTGGTGCTACCGTAACCAACACTGCTTTGGTATCTGATGCCAAGCTGGCAGAGATGTTCGAAGTTGAGCGTTTCTTGGTTATGGAAGCTGTTCACAACTCTGCTGCTGAAGGTGCTGCTGAGGATAACGCCTTCATTGGTGGTAAGCATGCCCTGTTGACCTACACCCCGTCTAACGCTGGCTTGCAGACTCCTGCATCTGGCTTGACCTTTGCTTGGAACAACATCCCTGGTGCTAACAACTTGGGTATCACTGTAGAGTCCTTCTCTGATGATGCACTGAAGCGCCAACAAGTTGCCGAGCATATCCAGGTTAAGATGGCCTACGACATGAAGGTTGTTGGTGCTGACTTGGGTTACTTCTTCAACGGCATCGTAGCCTAATACAAAGGGGATAGTCAATGGCTTTTTCTGAGATTATCCCCTTCCAATTTGATCGGCCAGTCTTCGTGAGGATTCCCTTTACGTCTGCTGGTCGTCACTTGGATAAGGGTGACACATTCAAGTGGTTAGAGACTGGAGTCCCTCGTGAGACTGCTCAGATTCTCTATACCCAAGGTTTCCTATACCATGATGACGATAAAGTAGCACGAGAGAATGCTGAAATCGGTGATGGTCTGGATGCCCTATCTGTAGACGAACTGCATGCACTGGTCAAGAAGATTAACGAGAGTGTTAAAGCTAAGACCAAGAACGTAACAGAGTTTGATCGCAAGAAGTGTAAGAAGTCCACTGTGAAGTGGAAACAAGCGGGTCTCATCCGTAGTTGGCGTAATCAATGGGGTTCTTTGGAGGACTAAATGAGCTGGAGCTATGATAGTGCTGACCTTAGCACCTCTACCCTGTCTGGTCAGTTGAACTCTACACGTTTCCTCTTAGGAGACACCAACACTAACGACCAGCAAGTAGAGAACGAGGAAGTCCTATTTGCTTTAGCCCAGAACGGTTATAACATCTACAAGTCTGCTGCATGGTTGGCTAGGTCTCTAGCTGCTAAGTACGCTAAGAAGGTAGATATTGACCTTGATGGTGCCCTGAGTGGTGCCTACTCTCAGCTACAAGAACACTTCTATGCCCTGGCTGGTCAATTGGAGACCATGGCTAACAAGTCTGGTACTGGTTGGTCTGTTAAGGCTGGTGGTATCAGCAAGACCCAAGTAGGTGTTGTTAACAGGCTTACGGACCGCGTAGACCCCGCCTTCAAGTACGACAAGTTTGATAACCCACCTGGTGACTACGATGAGTAAGTTTAACCTAGAGGATATGGTCTACTTGATCCATGACCACGGGGAACTTGTTACTCTTAGGTATACCACAAACGGGTCTTATGACCCATCAACATCTTCCTTCACCCAGACGAATAGCGATACATCGGTCTATGGGTACTTCCATAAGAACTCCCAGGGCGTCAGTGGACAGGCTGATGTCCAACGTGGATA